GGTCGAGAGTTTGTCGGTACGCGATGCGCGTGCCGTGTATGAAGAACTCAAGAAGTTGTTTTCCTAAAAGGAGCGCACCATGTACAAAATACCTAAACAAAACATCCCCAACGCTGACTACGTGTACCCACGCACACTTGAGGAAGCCTTTGGCCCATACGAGCGATGGGGCGAGGTGGTCGAGAAAGATGCCCAACCAGAGATGGATTGGGAAGACAAAGCAGTCTTGTGGATGGCCCCTGTTGTGGTGATCTTCTTGATTGTCTTGTTTGCCTTGGAGGTCGTATGAACGAAACCTGCCCTAAGTGCGATTCAGAAGAATACGACACGATCAAATGGTCGTGGCAACAAGGAGTTACACCTTACGACGACTACTACGTCTGCTGCTGTTGTCAGCATGAGTGGAGTGAGGAAGAAGTTGGAGAGCAACCATGAAGTACCTCGCCGCAATCTGGCTGGTGCTGTCCGTCGTGATCGGCTACGAGCTGACTGGGATGGCGTTTACACGTGGCTTTGAACAAGGCTACGTCGAGGGGCAAGACCGGGCACTCATGTCCCCGCAAGCCTTGGAGACTTGTACAAAGTGGTGGTTCGATGGCAGTGAGCCACGGGCCAAGCAAGCAATGAATCAATACTGTGAAAGGAACAAGAAATGAAAAAAGTTGAAAAATTCAATGTTCGCCTTGTCAACACGGGCGAGAGGTACGGGCTCGATGACTGTTTGGTCAACGACAAAGCGCCGATGGTGGAGTTTTACGATTCGAGCTACGCAGGTTCTTCCTTTGGCGAGCGGGGGCAGTTTGTTTCGCGCTACTACGTGAGCACCCTGTTGGATCGGCAACCCCTCGGGCTTTGCCTTGATGGCGGGGTGCCTGAGTGGTCGGTATCGGCCGCGGGGATGCAGCAGGTCGTTGAATACATTCAACAACCCACTTTGTGACAGGAGAAAGAAATGAGCAACACAAACACAGGTGGGCGAGCATTTCCAGCACCCACCACAAAGCCACTGGAGAACTACTACCCCGGCATGACCCTGCGCGACTACTTTGCGGCCAAGGCGATGCAAGCGCTCATGACTGCTGGGTACTGGAATTGGAAGGAACCCAAAGAAGATTCTGATAGATGTTACGCAATGGCAGACGCCATGCTGAAAGCGAGGGAAGCATGACCTCAAGAGAACAATTTGAACTCGACCACTTCGGCATCAGCCCCGGCAAGGTGGGCAAGCGGACACCTGCGTTTTGGATTCATCAAGCCCCATCAGCTTGGCGCAAGACCATGAAGTACTGGGCGGCACTGGCCCTTGGCATCGTCCTTGGCGCTGTGGGTGCTGGTGTGCTGGCTGTTGTTGTGGGGGTGGTTAGATGAGCAAACAAACCGAAGCAATGAAGCGATGGGTTGAGGTTTTCGATGGTAATTGGCACGATGAACCTGTCGATTCGGAATGGGCAGACAGAGCACATCAAGCCCTTGCCGCGCCAAGCCATCGCAGAGGCAGAGCAGCCAGCACAAACGTGTAGCCGCCACGCCGAAGCCGAACGACTGGCTGATCAGTTGGAAGACCCGGTGAACGCAAAACTGTACCTAGCCCCCTACATTGCCGCCGAACTGCGCCGCTTGGTGTCGTTCAACAACGACCTGATGGACGAAGTGGCACGGCTACAAAAGCGTGAGTGGGTGGGTTTGAACTGGGATGAACTGCCGGACACGCACTTTGGCGACGCTGCGTTCTTAAAGGGCGCTCAGTGGGCAGAAGCCAAGATCAAGGAGAAGAACACATGACGCTTCCCGGACTCATTGATGCGGTCGAGTTTCGACGCGACAGCTACGGCCTGACGCAAGGTGAGTGGGCCTTTGTGCTTGGCATCCAGCCTAGTCATTACAGTGAATTTGTCAACAGCAAACGCGCCCTGCCTATTGGTGCAATGGCCAAGTGCTTCGAGTACGGAGTCCCGGCTGAGTGCCTGTTTCAGTGCCTACCGAACAAAACCATCAGGCACATCAAAGCCAAACTCAAGGAGAAGAACACATGACAGCAATAACACGTAAACAATTCGCAGAGGACGTGTTTGCGATACTAAAACAATGCGTTGCTGAAGAATACGAAGATGCTACCGAACAGGAGCGTGAGCAAGCGATGGCAAGAATACTGGACGCTTGGGGCGCACAAATGTTTATGGGTTCAAAGGAGAAGAACACATGAAAGACCTCACAGAAAAAATTCGTGTCCGCATCATGCAGGAAGCATACGACCTCGCAGACCGCAACGATAGCGAAGGCTACAACTCGGTCAAGGTGATGTGTAGTGATGTTTTGACGCTTTTGCCGCGACGGGAGTGGGTGGGGCTGACGGATGCGGAATATCAGGAGATACTTATAAAGCATGACGGTAGTGGATTGATTTTGTTTTACCACTTGATTGAAGCCAAACTCAAGGAGAAGAACCATGGATGACGGAATGTTTGACGATGTTCCACTGATGAACAAGGCGCGAGACAAGGCGTGGGAAGCTTTTACCAAGCGCAAGAACGCCGCCACCCTGTTCACCGATGACAAAGACTTTGAGTTCCCGCTCAACGGTGGGTTCTACGCCATGTGGTGCGTATGCTGGGCCAAGGCGTGGGATGCTGGGTTTAAGTCGGGCTATGAGGCCAAGGAAAAAGAATGATCAACCGCTTCATCACATGGTTGCGCCGTGATGATCAGCTACTTGAGCCACTGCGCAGAGAGATTCAACAGAAGGAGAAGAACATGGAATGGGACGACTTGCAAACCATCTGCCTGTACATCATCTACATCACGATCATCATGGGCTGTGGCCTACTGGTCGCCTTCTGGATCATGGCATGAGAGTCAAGTACGTCAGCAAGAACACGGCGCTCAACCCTGTGGCCCGTGCGATGGCGCAGAAGAAGCTGGCTGATGACCTGACCACCCGCAAGATCAGGTTGTACATGATGCAAGATGGTGAGCCGTGCGCTGACCTGCTGGAGAACTTGGCCGTGATGTTAGCAACCATTGGTGTAGCCTCCGAGCTTGACCCTGACGTTGGCGGTGAGGATGTAGGTGTACGCATCCTGCGCGGTGGTATGTCCGCATGCCAAGCCCTGATCAAGACCGACAAGTGGGACTCTACTCAAGCTGTATCTATTGAACGTGCGCTGGACGAGGCCCAGCTACTGAACAAACGAGTGCACCCTGTGTATATTGCACGGGCCAACTCCATGAGAAATGAGGTAATGAAATGAGATACGAACAAGCCAAACCACTGGTCGAAAAGCTGATGGACATAGCCGTGCTGTACCACGGAGCGCCGAGCATGCTGCGCGAGAAGGTGTACAACGCACTGGACGAGTTCCTGCCCACCCTTGATGAAGGTTGCCGTGAGCGTGGGTGTATTGCAATAGACGACTTCAAGGAGAAGCCATGAAAATAGATGAACGAATCTGGCCTCTGCCCAACGCTTTCAACATCCGTGAGGGCAGTCCGTTTGGTAAGAGCGACAAGATGATTAAGGACCAAGAGCAATCCCTCAAGGCATCCAAGGCGGGGCAAGCCCATCGAGCCAAAACCGTAGACACTCGCTTCAAACACAAAGGAAAGTAAATGAACGAACATGAACTGGACCTACTCGTAGCAGACCTGCAATATGAAAACAGACAACTCCGCAACCAAAGAGACAACGCAATCGAAGAAGCAATCCACTTGCGCCATACCCTTGAACACATCTACGCCAAGTGTGTTCTGGCCATTCGAAAGGGTGAACCCGAAAATACTGGAGGCGATGCACCGAGCCACGCTGACAAAGCGGCGTACTGATCACCTAGCCGACCTCGGAGAAGCTACGCTATGAGCCACAAACCTCGGAAAATAATGGCCGTAGAAATGCGAGCCCTTGGCATGACATACAGAAAAATTGGGGAAAACCTCGACGTGTCACCAACCCGTGCACAACAGCTTGTTATTGCGGGTAAGCGTGTGTTTGCGCGGCGCTTGCAGGCAGAAGCGAGGGCGTACGAAGAAAGATGCAACGACGGTCATTTCAAAACGTATGAACTACAAATGCTACTGCCCCTGCTCGGCTTCTTGAAGGAGATAGCCGATGGTCCAACAACAGATTCAAAATAAAGGAGCACTGATATGAGCAACGAACAAAACGCGCTGGACGTACAAGTCGGCGGCGATCACTACAAGAAGCTGAAGATTCAGCCCATCGAGTACATCCACGCCAACCAGCTTCCATACTGCGAAGCCAACGTGGTCAAGTACATCAGCCGCTGGCGCGACAAGGGCGGCATCAAAGATTTAGAGAAGGTCAAGCACTACGTCGACCTGCTCATCGAACTCGAACACCTCAAATAAACAGTACCCCAACACCCTATGATGGCCGACTGCGCGAAGCCTTGCAGATGTAAACCGCAGTCGTGTGTGCGCGGGGTGTTGGATTTTTTGTACGCGCACACAATCCAATAACACGAAACGAGGGGGCGTGTAATCTGCATAACCCCCTCACCCAATCTGAAAGATACCAATGGCAGCAACGCCTGAATCGAAAGTAAAGAAGCAAGTCGTCGAGATACTCAAGCACGAGCGTGTGTACTACTTCTACCCAGTCACGGGCGGCTTTGGACGCAGCGGTGTACCTGACATCGTCTGCTGCTTGAACGGGCGCTTCTTTGGTATAGAGTGCAAGGCGGGCACCAACAAGCCCACCGCACTACAAGAGGCCGAGATGGCCCGTATAAGACTCGCTGGCGGCAAGACGCTGGTGGTCAACGAAACAAACCTCAACGATGTAAAGGAGTTAGTAGCATGGATAAAGAAGCAGCCGCAAGAGAACTGATCGACAGCGTAGCATCGCTGCCCCACGGAGCCGCCGTACACGTGGCGCTTACCATACGGGAGTTGATACGCTGCGCTAATGATGGGCACTCGCTTGTATTGATACTTCAGGACAAAAGCGAAGTTGCTCAGATGCACGCCTTCGGCGACAAGGACGTGGTGTTCGAGCTCGTGTCCTGCGCATACGAGACGGTGCTCAACGAGCAGATGCACAGCACACCAAGCGGGGTGATGCAATGAGCATGCCCTTTGATCGACTCATCGTGCTGGACTTCGAGACAGCATGGGGTCGTACCGCTAAGCTGGGCTTCTCGTGTCAGACAACCGAAGAATACCTCCGTGACCCACGCTTCAAAGCATGGGGCCTGTCATGGAAAGACATTGACCTCAGCAACCCGCAGCTGTGGCAACCCGGCCAACCCATCAGGACTGGTGCTGTGTGGGTCAGGGGCTCAGGCATCAAAGCGTGGGGCGAGGACATTGACTGGAGCCGCACCGCAGTGGCATGCCAGAACACCCAGTTCGATGGCGCTATCCTGTCTTGGGTCTACGGCATCCGCCCTGCCTTCTTGTTCGATACCCTGTCGATGGCACGCGCACTGTACGGCATCGAAGCAGGCAACAGCCTGAAGAAACTCGCCGAGCGCTTTGAGCTGCCACCCAAGGGCGATGGGCTTGCGTCCTCCGAGAACATTCTGGACGCGCTGCCCTTTGTGATTGAGCAGGAGTTGGCCGAGTACTGCAAGCACGACACGTGGTTGTGTGAACAGATTCTGCTGCGCATGCTGCCCGGATACCCCGCCAGTGAGCTGCGCCTGATCGACATGACGCTTCGCATGTTCACAATACCTGAGCTGGAGCTCGATGCCAACATGCTCACGCAAGCACTGCTTGAGGAGAAGCTTAACCGTGGGGCGTTGCTCAACCGCCTGAAAATCACGGACTCGGTGCTGGCATCCAACGATCTGTTTGCCGAGGCACTGCGCCAGCTGGGCATCGAGCCCCCGACCAAGAAAAAAAAGCCCACGGCCAAAACGCCCAAGCCTGTCGGTGTGAACTTTGCCTTCGCCAAGACCGATGCGATGTTCCAAGCCATGCTCAACGGTGACAACGAGGACGTGGCCCTGCTGTGTGAGGCGCGTCTGAAGGTCAAGTCCACATCCGAGCGCACCCGTGCGCAACGCTTTCTGGACATCAGCAACCGAGGCACGCTGCCTGTGCCGCTCTCATACTACGGCGCGAAGTCGGGGCGCTGGACCGCAGCCAAGGGCTCGGCCATCAACATGCAGAACTTAAAGCGCGGGTC